ACTTCTGATTTAGAAAATCAATTAAAAAATATTAAACGAGATTATAGAATTACTTTTGGCTCAAAAGAAGGAGAAAGAGTAATAGCTGATTTAAGATCAGCTTATTATAAACGGAGTTCTTTTTCAAAGGACACCAACGAAATGGCTTATCGAGAAGGACAAAGATCGGTAGTTATTCGTATCATCAATCTACTAGAGGAGGAAAAAAATGGCTGATGAGCAAACGACCACAGTACAAGACAACCCAGTACAGGAAACATCCATACTTGGGTCTGGTGCTAGTGAAAATCAAGACTGGAGATCATCTTTAAATGATGAATTGAAAAACAATCCAACAATTCAAAATATTAAAGATTTAGAATCTGCGGCTAATACACTAGTTCACCAGCAAAAAATGATAGGGAGTAGAATACCTATACCAAAAACAGAAGAAGAAAGGGCTGAATTATATACGAAGTTAGGAAGGCCCGAAACTTCTGAAAAGTATAGTTTTAATATTCCTGAAACACATTCACAATTTTTTAACGAAGAACAAGTTAAACAATTTAAGAATGTTGCCCATCAAATTGGGTTAAATAACGATCAAGCTAAAGCATTAATAGACTTTCAAGTTAAATCTGTTGATTTTGAAAATCAAAGACGTAATTCAGAAGTGGCTTTAGGAAAGAAAAGCACAGAAGAAGCATTGCATAAAGAATGGGGTTATGACTATGATAATAAGGTTAGAGCCGCAAGACGAGCAATGTCTGTATATGCAGATAATGAATTAATGCAACTTTTGGATACCGAAGCAGGTAATCATCCATCTGTTGTTAAGTTATTTGCACGTTTAGGTGAGGATATAACGGAAGAAATGGCTAAAAATACACAAAATAATAGATTAGCTGTTTCACCAGTTGATGCTAAAGGAGAAATCCAAAAAGTAATGGCTGATGCAAAACATCCTTATCATAATGCTGGACATCCAGAACATAGAAATGCTGTGGAACAAGTAAGACAATTACACGAAAAAGTATATGGTAATTAAATAATTTTTCTGTTATAATTGTTCTATCAAAATTCGCCCCATAGTGGACAACGAATAGGTAGCCATAATCGGCTTTAAACATTCGATTGATCGTATCGTCTTACGATAAGGTTTCCCGAAAGGACAAAAGCCGATTTAATGGAATATGTTGAATCAGCATTGTGCTATTCGACCCCTATTCTTCAACTTTGTAAAACTATGGAGATAATATGTCTGTACAAATAACAACGGCTTTCGTTGAACAGTACAAAGCTAATGTATTACACCTAGCTCAACAAAAAGGTTCTCGATTAAGAGATGCTGTCCGAACTGAAACAGTTACGGGCAAAGCTCATTTCTTTGAAAGAATTGGCTCAACAGCAGCAGAAAAACGTGCTTCTCGTCATTCAGATACACCTAGAATGGATACACCCCATTCAAGAAGAAAAGTATCACTTGATGATTACGACTGGGCGGATTTAATAGATAACGAAGATAAAGTTAGAATGTTAATTTCCCCTCAATCCGAGTACGCAATGGCTGGTGCGTGGGCTATGGGAAGAGCAATGGATGATGCAATTATCGCTGCTGCTACTGGAACGGCTTATAGTGGAGTTGCTGGCGGAACGTCAGTTTCTTTACCATCAGGTCAAAAAGTAGCACACGCTTCTGGTGGCTTAACAGTTGCAAAACTTTTAAGTGCAAAAGAAATACTAGATGCAAACGATGTTGATCCAGACGAACCAAGATTTTTGGTTTGTGCTGCTGGTCAATTAGCAGATTTGTTGGCGATTACACAAATTACGTCAGCAGATTATAATTCTGTTAAAGCGTTAGTCAGTGGTCAAATAGATACCTTTTTAGGGTTTAAATTTATTAGATCGCAAAGATTAGGACAAGACAGTACACCATCTCGACAATGTTTAGCGTTTACAAAATCAGCAATAGGTCTTGCTCTTGGAGCAGATATTCAAACAAAAATATCTGAAAGAGCAGATAAGAACTATGCAACACAGGTATTTCTATCTATGACAATCGGTGCAACTCGTATCGAAGAAGAAAAGATGGTAGAGATAGCTGCTAACGAATAAGGAGATATAATATGGCAACTGCAAAAGGCGTGGAAATCACGAATCTTGACGCAACACCTAGAACTACTCTTGAAGCGGCTAGTGGCGGTGGAAAAATGCGTGTTTTTATGGATACTATAGCTGCGGGTACTGGCGATATTGATAATAATGATATTATTCAATTAGCCGAAGTACCATCTAATGCTAAAATATCGAGTATAATGTTATATTCTGACGACCTTGATAGTGGAGGTTCGCCTTCATTAACTTGGAATGTTGGTTTATATAATGGTGCAACTGCGTTTAATGACACAGATGGTTCTGCTACAGCTTACGCTGCAGGAGCAGTCTTTGATGAAGATTGCTATGCAAGTGCTGTTGCGGGTTCTGCTGCTATCACAGGTACTGAATGTGCTTTTGAAGCTAGAAACATTAATGCAGTAGCAAACTTCGTTTGGGAAGATGCGGGTCTAACGTCTGACCCTAAAACAAACGTAAGAATTGCTCTTACTGTACAAGCTGCTGCGGCTACGGCTGCTGCTGGCGACATTACATTGGTAGTAACATACCAAGTAGACTAAACTAAAAACAACAAGTAGAAAGGGCGATACATATTGAATTATGGTCGCCCTTTTGATATTATAAGGAATTATGGCAACAGAAGTTTCTATTTGCTCAAATGCTTTACGTAGATTGGGCGATGACCCGATTACATCACTTACAGATGATACAGAAAGAGCAAGATTATGTAATTCTTTTTATGTACCATCCCGTGATCTAGTTTTAAGATCACATCCTTGGAATTTTGCCGTAACACGGGCAACTTTAGCACAACTTTCAGATACACCTGCATATGAATATTCTTATCAATACGCATTACCAAATGATCCGTATTGTTTAAGGGTTTTAGAAATGGAATATAAAGATTATATTTTTAAAATCGAACACTATGCTTCACAAGGTAGGGTTCTGCTTACTAATGAAAGTACAGCTAAAATTCTTTACATAGCTAGGGTTACAGATACAGCACTATTTGATTCTATGTTCGTAGATGTTTTGACTGCTAAATTAGCTGTAGACCTTGCATATCCTGTAACAAATAGTGTCAAATTACAAGACCAGATGCAGAAACTCTTTCAACAAAAACTTTCCGAAGCAAGAAGTGTTGATGGCCAAGAAGGATTTATTGATGATCTTGTGTCTGATACATTTACTGACTTTAGGAAAGCATAATGGCGAGAGTACATCCTTTTCAAACAAACTTTACTGCTGGAGAATTAACATCAAAACTTGCTGGTCAAGTTGATTTTAAAAAATATAATAATGGTGTAGAAACAATGGAGAATATGACTGTATTTCCACAAGGAGGTACAAGTCGTAGATATGGTAGTCGTTTTGTATGTGAAGTAAAAAATTCTGCAAATGCTACAAGATTAATTCCTTTTGAATTTAATGTTACACAATCTTATATTTTAGAATTTGGTAATTTATATATTAGATTTTATAAAGATAATGGTCAAATTGTAGAAGCATCAAAAACTATTTCAGGATTAACAGCAGCAAATCCTGGGGTTGTTACAGCAACTTCACACGGATATGCGGATGGAGATCACGTTTGGATTAATAGTGTTGCAGGAATGACAGAAGTCAATGGAAGAAGATTTACTGTTGCAAACAAAACAACAAATACTTTTGAATTATCAGGAGTAAATACATCGGGTTATACTGCTTATTCTTCTGGTGGAACGGCAGAAAAAGTTTATGAAATTGCTACATCTTATACAGCAGCACAAGTTTTTGATTTAAAATTTACACAATCTGCTGATGTTATGTATATTACACATCCATCACACGAACCAACGAAATTAACTCGAACAGCACATACATCTTGGACTATAGCAGAAGTAGATTTTCAAATTGGCCCATTTCTTGATGCCAATACAACAACAACAACTTTAACGACAAGTGCAACAACAGTAGGAACAAGCAGAACTTTAACAGCATCTGCGATAACAGGAATTAATGGTGGAAGTGGTTTTCAAACTACTGATGTAGGTAGATTAGTAAAATTAGGAGATGGATGGGGAAAAATTACTGCAAGAACTAATACAACTGTTGTAACGTGGACTATTAATGTAGCTGCAACAGGATCGGGTACTACAGCTTGGTCATTAGGGGCTTGGTCTGATACTGATGGATTTCCTTCGGCAGTATCTTTTTATGAACAACGATTGGTATTTGCAGGATCAACTAATTATCCTCAAACAATATGGGCTTCTGAATCTGGATCATATGAAGATTTTGATGTTGGAGATGGTAGTGCCGCAGATGCTTTTATTTATACGATTGCCGCTAATAGAGTAAATGTAATTAGATGGTTAGCACCTGCTAGGGATTTAATTGTAGGAACAGCAGGTGGTGAGTTTAGAGTAGGTAGACCAACGGGTGAACCATTAAAACCAGATAATGTAACAATTACTCAACAAACGACTTATGGCGGTCATACGACACAACCTATTCAAGTAGGTAGTTCTGTATTATTTGTTCAAAGACAAAAAAGAAAAGTTAGAGAATTTGCATATCGTTTTGAAGATGATGCTTATGTAGCACCTGATATGACTTTATTAGCTGAACATATTACAGGCGATGGAATTGACGATGTAGATTATGCACAAGAACCAGAATCAATTTATTGGGCTGTAAGAGAAGATGGTGTATTACTAGGAATGACTTACCAAAGAGAAGAAGATGTTGTTGCTTGGCATAGACATTTATTTGGTGGAACAGATCAAAATTGTACAATTACTGTTTCGGATTATGCAAATATTCAAACAGGTACAACATTAAAATTTACAAAATCGGATGGCACAACAGTTACTTTTACTTCTACAACAGGAACTGCGGGAACAGATGAATTTAAAAATGAAACTAATAATAATACAACAGCAGATAATATTTTTACTGCCATTAATACTCACGCAGATTTTACTGTAGCAAATCCAGCAGCAGCTATTGTAACAGTTTTTGAAACTACACCTGCGGGTACAGGATTATTAACAGTTGAAAGTTCAGATACTGTAAGATTAACGACTACAAATGAAAAAGCATCAAAAGTTAAAAGTGTAGCTACAATTTCAGAAACATTAGAAAATCAAGTATGGCTCATAGTTGAAAGAATTATTAATGGATCAACTGTTAAGTATGTAGAATATTTAGATAGTACGTTAAATATGGATTCTGGATTATCAGGAACTGTAACAGGTTCTTCAACAAAAGTTACTTCATTAGATCATTTAGAAGGTGAAACAGTACAAATCTTGATAGATGACGCTGTTTATCCTACACAAAAAGTATCAAGTGGAGCAATTACAGTAAGTTTACCTAGCACCTTTGCTAGTAAAACTGTAGAAGTAGGTTTGGGATATGTATCAACAATTAAAACAATGAGGGTTGAAGCTGGAGCAGAAGCAGGTACTGCACAAGGAAGAAAAAAAAGGTATAATGAAGTTTTAGTAAGATTATATAAAACAGTTGGAGCAACAGTTAATGGAGATCAAATACCTTTTAGAACATCAGCTAGTAAAATGGGTCAGCCCATATCTTCCTTTACAGGAGATAAAAGAGTGAGTAATTTAGGATGGGATCGGGATGGACAAGTGACAGTACAGCAAACACAACCTTTACCGATGACAATTTTAGGAATAACAGGAACATTAGTAACAAGTGATTAAGGAGAAAATATAAAATGGCATTTCCGTGGTTAGCAGCAGCGATAGGAGTAAGTACAACATTATCCTTTATGGGTAGTATGAAAAGGATGCAAACATTAAATACTGCTTCTCAATGGGATAAGTATCATCAAAAAATAGATCAAAGTTATAAAACTATTCAAGCTAATGATCGTGCTAGAATTTTAT